GACCAAGAAGCTCAAGGCTAAGTGGACACCTGAATTGGGTCAAGACCTCAATGCATACCACAACCTTGATGCAGAAGTTGAATTAACTTCGATTCTTTCCGAGCAAATCGCTCTTGAAATTGATCGCGAAATCCTTGAAGATCTCGTCGTCGGTGCAACCGCTGGTACCTTGTACTGGTCTCGCTCCCCCGGCTTGTTCGTCAACCGCGAAACTGGTGCTGAAATTGGTGCATCTTCGGCTGCCCCTGACTTCACCGGTACAGTTTCCGAGTGGTATGAAACCCTCATTGAAACAATCAATGATGTTTCTGCTCGTATTCACCGCAAGACTCTTCGTGGTGGTGCTAACTTCATCGTCTGTGGACCTGAAGTTGCCAACATCCTTGAGTTCACTGCTGGCTTCCGTGCTTCCGTCACTGCTGACGATGAGCGAGGTTCTGCCGGTGCGGTTAGAGTCGGTGCAATCAGCAAGAAGTTCGATGTATATGTCGATCCATACTTCCTCCGCAGTGTGATCCTCGTTGGTCGTCGCGGAACCTCTTTCCTTGAAAGCGGTTATGTGTATGCTCCATATGTCCCACTTCAAACTACACCAACAATCTTCGGACCTGAAGATTTCGTGCCCCGTAAGGGAGTCATGACTCGCTATGCGAAGAAGATGGTCCGTCCAGATATGTATGGATTAGTTGTCTGTCGTGGAATCATTGGAGAAGCTGGTTCAACTAGCTGATCCTAGATCATAGCGAAAGTACAGTGCAAAGCCCTCGTTTTTTAACGGGGGCTTTCCTGTATAATAAAACTACTTATGGGTAAGGCTACAATTGTAGTCTTTCCTATTATGTTTTTGACATGATTATAAATGGAGGGTTTTAAACATGGGAAGTAAAAGAATTGGCCTCGCGAGAGTAGAGGCCTTAATTGAGAATTTAAAAAGAGAAATATCAATGGGTGCAGGAACTATTTTGTCTGGACTTAAAGGAGTACAGGTGATCACTACCTCAGTAACTGCGACTGACACCGGTGTTACTATTGAAGATGGTGTGTCGTTCGTTTCAGTTGCTGCAGATAGTGATGCTAATCACATTGTTATTCTCCCAACACCAACACCGGGAACAATTATTTATCTTACAGAAACTGGCACAACTGGTTATGAGCTTAGATCAAGCGACCCGGCTAATGTTGCTATTAATGGCGGTTCCGGTGCCAATGCTGAATCCGCAGTCCCGGGCACTGCTACATATGTTAGATGTGTATGTGTTAGTGCAACCTCTTGGATTGCAAATATGTTCGATGCAGATGGCGATGAAGCGAAGCTTCCGGCTGCTGGCTAAGAGCTAATTAAGCAAACAAATAAGTTTTCATACTTTTCCCCCTTCCCTTTCGGGTTGGGGGTTTTTCTTTTTTGTTAACTTAACACTATTTACTTTACAGGTTTTATAGTGAGGATATATCATGAACCCAAGAAAAAGATTAGCTCTCAAGCTTAAGGCAAGAGCACTTAACGAAGCAGCAGCAGTTGACACTGGCACTGCTACCGGAACCACAACTGTTGCTGATACTACAACCGGCACAACTGTTGGCACCGCAACTGGTACTACAGTCGGCACAACCACCGGTACAACCACTGGCTCTACAACAGACACAACCGGCGAAACCACTGGCACCGCAACAGATACAACCGGTGAAACGGTTGCAACAACTAGAAAAACTAGAAAAGCTACCAAGACAACTAAAACACGGGCCCGCAAGACAACCAAAAAGACAACTCAGAAAAAGTAAACTGAAATAGTTCAAAACTAATATTTTTTTAAACCGGTCATTGATCGCTTGTTTACTAATTAATTTGAGGAACCTTTTAAATGCCAACTAACCTTAGTCCTAAATCTCAAACAAGTGCCATTGTACTTACATCAACTGGTTCTGTCGATGATGTTTCATCTGCGGTGCCCTTCGGCATATATACTGGCTCTGTTGAGTTCCTAAGCGGTGCTTCAGATCAGGTTGCCTATACCTTTAAAAAGCTTGGCGGTGATGTGGTTGACATTGAGCTTACAACTGCAAATGTTTATGCTGCCTATGAAGAGTCTGTTTTAGAGTACTCCTACATTGTAAATTTACATCAAGGGAAAAATACGATATCTAATGCCCTTGGCAATGTCACTGGAACATTTGATCATCTTGGTGAAAGCATGAGTGGCCCAGCCAGTGCGAGTCTTAAGTATCCAAGATTTCAAGTTCAACAGGCAAAAAGAATTGGTGATGCTATGTCTGCCATGGGTGGCTATGGCGGCACAATACAACAATATTCCGCTTCTATTGATGGCACATCGGGACAACAGGATTACGATCTTCAAGCTGTAATTGAATCTCAATCAACTAGTGGTGTTGATGACGATGGTAATGCTGTGCCATTTGCTGGAAAGGTGGGTAATAAAAGAATAATTGTTAATAAAGTTTATTATAAAACACCAAGAGCAATGTGGAGATTTTTTGGTTACTACGGTGGAATAAATGTAATTGGTAACTATTCGACATATGGACAGTTTGCTGATGATTCTACCTTTGAGATCATACCAACATGGCAAAACAAGATGCAAGCAATTGCATATGAAGACTCGATTTATACCAGAACTTCACACTACTCATATGAAATAATAGATAACAAGCTTAGAATCTATCCCAGACCCGGTGACTTTGGCTTTGAGAACACTAGAAAGATATGGTTTAGATTCTACATTGATGATCAGGATGTATTTAGCACCAATACTGGATATCAAGACGGAACAGATGGTGTAAACAACATTAATACTTTGCCGTATGGTAATATACCTTATGAGAACATTAACTCTATTGGTAAGCAGTGGATTAGAAAATATGCCCTTGCTCTTTGTAAAGAAATGCTTGGGCAGATTAGAGGTAAGTTTACTACACTGCCTATACCGGGTGAGAGTGTAACACTAAACCATTCTGAACTTTTATCACAAGCAAAGGAAGAACAGCAACAATTAAAAGAAAAACTTATGGAAATGTTCAAGGAAGTTGAATACAAAGAGCTTGTCAAGTACGATGCAGAGTCTTCCGAAGCAACCGAGAAGATATTCAAAGCTTCTCCATTACCAATTTTTGTGGGGTGATATAAATGTCAGACGAATGGAACAGACCAGAACAGCCACCACCTCCCTTGTTTTTAGGTAAGAAAGAAAGAGACCTTGTTAAACAAGTTAATGATGAGCTTATTGAGAAAGTTGTTGGTCAACAGATTCTGTATTATCCAATTGATATGGAACGGACAGACTTCCATGACATGTATGGCGAGGCAATTGAAAAGACATTCTTGCCACCCATAAGAATTTATGCCCTGATTAAAGTCGAAGAAGAAACAACATCTTACCTTGAAGGTGTGGGAGTTGATTCAGATGCTATGATTAATGTATACTTCCATAAGAGAAGGCTAAATGATGATCAGGATGTTTTTGCCAGACAAGGTGATTTTGTTTTGTACGGAGAAGTTTATTACGAGATAGTTAAGTTATCATCGCCCCGTAAACTTTTTGGTCAAGTTGATCAAACATTTGAAACGATGGCTGTATGTAAACGAGCTAGAAGAGGATTATTTGATGCTACCTGATGATTTTGATTTTGCACAGTTACCACCTAAGAAGAATAACTTTACTTTAAGAGAAATAGGTATGCTTGAGTCTTCCCTTGAAAGTATTGATTATTCTATCATGTCTTGGCTAAAAGAGGATCTAGAATTAAGTGCCAGAACAAATGCTGGTTATACTCGTGTTCCTGTTTTCTGGCAATCCCCAGAGAGATCATTTCAAGTAAAAGATGACAAGTCCCTTAGAGACAAAGAAGGATCGATTATCTTGCCTGTTGTGAGTATCGAGAGGACTGGCATAGTCAAGGATCCAGCCATGAAAGGCTCATTTCAAGCTCATCTTTTTTCCAATGATGGCGATGGCCGCACTGGCAGAATGGTCATAGCTAAGAAAATAAAGCAAGATAAAACCAGAAACTTTGCTGTAGCAGCCGGCTCAAGGAACATAACCGGTGCACCCGGCCAAAGAAACTTTCCCAGAGTAAATCATAAAATTGTTATTCAAACATTATCTATTCCAATACCAGTATATGTTAATTTGGAGTACAAGATTACACTAAGAACTGAGTATCAGCAACAAATGAATTCTCTAATGGAGCCATTTATTGCAAGAACAGGACAGATTAATTCTTTCTTGCTGAGACGAAATGGACATATTTACGAGGCTTTTATCGATCAGAACTTTGCTCACAAGAACAATGTAGCAACTCTTAATGAGGAAATTCGTATGTTTGAGACAGATATAACAATTAGTGTTTTAGGTTACTTAATCGGCGAAGGCGACAACGATGATCGAGAGTTAGTCAAGCGAGAAGAAAACTTTGTCGAAGTACAATTTCCAAGAGAAAGAGTTCCACTTCCCGGGGAAGCAAGCTTTTTTGACGACTAAATCAGGAAGTGAACATTATTTTGTTGTTTCTCTTCCTCCTTTTGAAGATGAAAATACTATTTAAGTTATGATATACATGTCATCATGACAACTTATTCTAGAAAAGGAAAGCAACATTATGTCAGCAAAGAAATTTAAATTTGTGTCACCGGGTGTTTTTATTAACGAAATCGATAACTCGTTTATTCCCCGTACAGCAGATACAATAGGTCCAGCAGTTATTGGTAGGGCGACTCGTGGTCTTGCGATGCAGCCTGTCAGAGTTAGCTCGTACTCTCAGTTCGTTGAGAACTTTGGCGAAACAGTTCCGGGCAACGGCGGTGGAGACATCTACAGAGATGGTAACTTACAGTCACCCATGTATGGTCTTTATGCAGCTAAAGCTTTCTTGCGACCAAATGTAGCTCCCCTTACTTATATGAGACTTCTTGGTCACCAGCATCCCGACAATGACGGCACATCTGCTGCCCAAGCTGGCTGGAAAACAGCAAACAATGCTGGTGCATCAGGTGGAGGTGCTTTTGGCCTCTTCGTCATGAATTCAGCTTCGGCACAAACTGCCCACATTGCTGGTAATACTGTTAATGCTAACTTGGCAGCAGTTTTGTATGTTGACAATGGAATGGTTGAATTATCTGGTTCTGTTTTTGGCGAACAAGGTAGTCTTTTGACATCATCCATGGGTACCGCAATTACCTCCGATGCAAATGGTATTTTCAAGTTAAATATTATTAGTGGTAGCACTTCTGCTGCAACCGCCACCATCACCACTGTGGCCGAGGCTTCAATCGTAGATACCAAAGACTTTGCACTAACTGATGCAGCGGGCACAACAACAACTTACAATCTTTCCACAGGTACCGGTACCGGCGGAAACAGTGCTGCATACACACCCGGTACCACAGTAACAATTGGTTTGGTTGGAACTACCAGTCGTTCCGATGTCAGAGATCAAATTGTTGCTAGAATTAATGCAGGTACTGGTATTGGATTTACAGCAGCTAATTCGGGTGATGATGTGCTTGTGACACAGAACACTCTTGGCACAGCGGGCAATCAAACAAATACAGATGAAGGCACTGGCCTAACTGTCGCTAATTTTACCGGCGGCACGGCCGAGTCGAACGAAATCATTAATGTCAGTCTTGACGATACAAACAAAGAATACATAAGAGAAGTATTAAATACAAACCCACAACTTATATCTTCGACTGGTGGGACATTTTACAATTCATCTGCACTTAAGAGCTATTGGCTTGGTGAGACATATGATCAAGAAACCAGAGATGTGCACTCCAACTTGAGCACAACACTTACTGGTTTTATTGCCAACCTCAACTTAAGCTCTTCGATTGCAAGTTCTCCATCACAAATGAAGGGTGCTAACTCTCGCGAAGCTGCAGCCGGCTGGTTTATCGGCCAAGACTTAGGCAATAATGAAAGCTACAGTGCTGAAAAAATGCAAAAGCTGTTTAGACTTCGTGGCCGCGGCCATGGCGAATACTTAAACGAAAACCTTAAGGTCTCGATCACTGAAATTCGCAAGAGTAATAACAGTGTTGACGATTACGGTTCATTCAATGTTCTTATTCGTACATTAAGCGATATGGACGGTTCCGTTCAAATTGTTGAACAGTTCTCAAACTGTAATCTGAATCCGGCCTCGCCAAACTTCATTGCGAGAAAGATTGGAGATCAGTTCCTTGAATGGAGCGAGACCGAAAGAAGACTTAAGCTCTATGGTGAGTATCCTAACCAATCTAATTATGTTTATGTGGAAATGAATTCTGATGTTGAAGCAGGGGCAACTGATCCCACACTTCTTCCCTTCGGATACTTTGGACCTCCCAAATACACAAATGGAAATGTTATTATTGCAGAGCAAGCATCTGAGCAACAAATAAGTGATGGTTTATACTTCTACTTAGGCTCTGGCATGTTAGCCAGTGGTGTAACTCGCAAGTCCTTTGTTTCGGGTGGTAATGCAACTGCTCCAGCACTTGGACTCTCTGCATCGCTTATATATCCCGATATTAGACTTCGGCTGTCATCTTCTGATGGTTCAACTTCCAGAGCAGAAGATGTTTGCTTCGGAATTCAAACTACAAGAACAGCACAGTCAAACAGATTTGATCCAAGCACAAGATTTGTTAACAGAATGCTTAATAATGATATTGGTCAAGATCCAGTAGATTCTGTAATCGCAGGTATCGATCCGTTCGGTTATGTATTCTCGCTTGATGATATTGTAGCAACCTCTGATAACACAACATTCTATCAGTCAGGTTCTCGTGCTCTTGGTTCGTCTAAGAGTGCAACTGGTGGATACGGCTCACTTCTTGACTTGGGCTTTAACTCATTCACTGCTCCGTTCTTCGGAGGATTTGATGGACTTGATATTACTCAACCTGATCCTTTCCGTAACAAGCAGTTTAGTGCTGGCTCAACCGAAAGAAATAGCTCGCCGTATTACTCGATTCTCAGAG